TGGAAAGGAAACGGGCTTGTCCCCGCATCAATCCAAACCTCGCTGGAAACTTCACCCAACAAATAGATTTCACGGTGGTCAACAATCAGGGAAACCAAATCATCAGGCGCACCGTCTTTACTGCCAAAACTTAAAGCCGCTGAAATTGGCGACAAAGCCGCAGATGCCCCAAATTGCTGGGTATCTGGGCGGTTGTAAACAAAATAGTTGTCCACAATGTCCACTGAACTGCCGCTGGTGAATGCGCCATCAGTGCTGGGCAAAACCGACCAATTCAGGCCATACAGCGTTCTTGAAGTGACTGTTTGGGAATTGTTGACCGTGTATGTTCCAGCGCCGCCTGTGCCTGTTCCAAGGGCTGTGATGATGGTTTGTGCGGTAACGGTTGACCCTTGGATAGTCTGCCCAACGTACAAAGTTCCGCTGGTCACCGCAGTTACTGTCAGGGTTGTCCCTGCAATTGAACCTGTGACCACTGCGCCAGCGGTCGCGCTGTTCATCAGTGAAGAAGCCACAGTTTGGCTTTGATTCAGTGTGTAAGTTCCTACGCCACCCGTGCCTGTACCCAATGCGGTAATGACAGTTTCTTGGGTTACGCCCACACCAAACAACGCCTGATTAATGGCAATTGTTCCATTGGTGATTGCAGTAACGGTCAAAGTCGTGCCACTGATTGAGCCTGTGAAAACCGCTGCGGAGGGGCTGGAAATGCGCCATGTGTAGCGATTCTGACCGTCCACAATATAAGCATTCACACCGTTGTCAGTGATGCCTACGACCCCCGTAGAAGTGGTTAATTGACCCACCATTGTGGTGGTGTAGGTGGAAGTCAATGCGTATACATACGGGCCACAGACCGCCAGCAGCACATCACCACCAGACAAAGTACGCAAACCCCTGACTTCTTGCTGGTTTTGGAAAAGCACCAATGAAGTTAAGCCCGGCGTTGGATACAGCGCCACCACCCCGCGTTCACCTTGCTGTTTCAGTGGATCAATTTCAGGGCGAAAATTAATGCACTCTTGGGCATCTTGGTAAATGCTGGGCGCTTCGTAAGATGGGCCAACAAAGCCAAAATCTGCCATTAGGATTTTCTCCTAATCAGTGATTTGATAGTTGATTTGTTTGCATTCATTTTTTTTGCAATCATGCTCATGGTTAATCCATCTTGACGCAAATCCATGATTTCTTCAATTTGCTGATTCGTAAAAACAGAACGATGATGATCGCCGCCAACTTTATGTTTTACTCTGCCTTTTTGATGCATATCCAAATTGTTTTCTCGCAAAGTTGCTATTTGCAAATGATTTGGATTGCAACAAATACGATTGTCGCAAAGATGCATTAAAAAGCCTTTTGCTTTTTTATTGGTTGGCGCTTTTAATTCAATCATTTCTGGATTTGCTAAATTAAAAATAACTCTATGGGCGTAATAACCTTTGTCGTTAATCCAAGTTCGCCCATATCCATTTTCAATTGATCCCTTCCAAGGCCAGCATTCATTTTTACTTTTAACATCAACTTTACTCCACAACACTTCTGGCGTGTTTTGAGGTTTTCCAGCTTTCATGGCAATTCCTTTTTAAAACCACCATTCTAACTGTTTTATAAATCATCGGAAGCCGCCGTCCATGATGAAACCAGCGTCTTTGGCTTTTCCAACCATCAGAGCATCAGGGTATCTTGCAACCTGTGCTGGGCGCATATTGGTGCGTTTAATCGTGGCTTTTGCTTGACCAGCAAATGCGTTAATCATCTGAATTTGGGTAGCTGAAGCCTTGCCAAACATCGGCATCAGGCGTTCAGCCAAGCACCACCGCAAAGCCATGTTGTAGCCTTGTGGCAAGGTGATTGCATCGTATAGCGACCCAAACGTGCGGAAGATCGTACTGGTAAACAAGTGAAGTTCACCAGATGCGGGGTTAGGGAATACATACAGCGTTCCCAAAGTCTCGCTAGGCTGGTAGTAAATCATCTTTGCCCACGGGCCGTTCAATTGCTTGATGCCAAGGGATTCGTATTCTTCCAAACTCAGGATTGCCACAGGGTAATCCAAGTAACCCCCCGCAACACTTGAACCGCCTTGCTGGGTTGCCACTCGCACAAATGCTGATTCAATAGTCAGGGGGCGTTCATAGTAAGCGGTGATGGCAGTGCTTGCCACGGTCTGGGATTGGCTAACAGTGTATGTGCCGCCCTCGTTGACATTACCACCAGCGCCAGTGCCAAAGCCCACAATGGTTGTGCCTGCGGTGATGCCTGTTCCAGTGATGGTCATGCCCATTGTGATTGCGCCAGAAATTACGCCATCCACAGGAACGGTTAGGGTTGTGCCAGAAATTGAACCAGTGAAAGACGCACCAACTGACCCAGACGGGCCAAGGGTGTATTGCACGGTATTCTGAACGGTTTGAAAAATGATTTCGGTTTTGTAAAAAACCATCATGTTTTCATTCGACCACTGGGCGCACATATCGTTCAGCATATCGAATGCGTCTTGGGCATCATCTGCTGTTGGCGATTCGCCAGATGCCAATGCACCTATGTCTTTAAGCGCCCTGCTAATAATGTCGTAAGGAGTCGTCATTTATTACACCTTTGGCACAAATTTCTGTGGTAACCAAGGGGCAACAACAACTCCATTCCCTGTCAGGGACGCTAGTTGTTCCTCTAAGCGGGATTTTATAAGGTTTATTCCGTTTTGGGTAGTCTCATTTTCAATCCATGATGCCACATCCGATTCGGTGACTTCGCTGAATGGCTTTTTCAGGATTTTGTCGCTGAACCACCAGTTACCCTCAGTTTCCACTTTTTCGCCTGTGTCAGCTTCTGCGGTCACATGATATTTGGCATGGGTGATCAGGTCACCATCTGCGGAAACTTCTAAGATTTTCCATGCAAATGTTGTCATGGCATTGCCGCCTTTATTTCGTCAGTGGTAGTTGCTGCATCAATGGCAATCTGCATGGTGGCGTATTTGTCACGCACCGCTTGCCTTGCCGCTTCTGCCGTTGTTGTTTCAGATGGAATGGTTGCTTTAATGTCCAAAGGCGCAAATTCAGCAGACCGAGCCTCTCTGCGTTTGTCATGGGCAATCGTCTTGGCTTTGTCAATGTTGATGGTAATGCTCATGTGTACTCCCATGCGTTACGGAATGTGCGGTCTGTTGGAATGTCAGCGACATCCACAATCTTGTAAGGTTTACCAGCGGGAACATCCTTGGCGGCAATTTCCTCAATGGTTAAACCGCATTCAGCGGTTGGAACAATGACTGCCACACCGCCATCATCTGTTGGGTAAATAATTCTTTTCATGGTTGTCCTTACCTAAAAATTGCAATATTGACAAATGTGGGGTCGTATGGTGTTGCAAACACACACACAAATCTAAAAGCAGATGTGCTATACGATTCTGGCCCGACTGAACCCCTTTGACTTGATACTACTCCGCAAAGTCCTTGAGCAGAATAATTTGCATCAGGCATAGCAGTTGTAAAATTAACCGTGTAGTCGCCAGTTCCATTATCCGTAATACTTGACACATTCCCACTAGCACGAATAGCAACAGTGCCAGTGCCGTTAAAGTTTACCCAAGCACGACAAGGATAAATTGGGGCTGTACCTGAAACAGTAGCAAATTGTGCTGAGTCAATGTTTGGAGTGGTCAGCGTTGGGCTTGTCAAAGTCTTGTTTGTCAGTGTCTGCGTGTCAGTAGTGCCAACAACAGCACCAGCAGGGTTACCCACACCTCCTGCGGGGAATGTAACTCCAGATGTGCCACTGATTAGAGTTGTCATGGTTATCCTTATCTGAAGAATGAAACGCAAACAGTATCAAAGTCTTGCGCTGTATTATTTGATGGTGTTCCCGCTGTAAATCTACACGATGCCGCAAGTTGAGATGTAATGCCATATCCCTGATTAGCTTGACCAGAAGAATATTTCCCACCAAATACCGCAGAATAATTTGCATCAGACATTGCAGTTGTGAAGTTAACTGTATAGTCTCCTGTGCCGTTATCCGTAATCGAAGTCACATTTCCGCTTGCACGAATAGCCACAGTTCCAGTACCGTTAAAGTTCACCCATGCTCTTGCCGCATACAAAGGGGCAGTTCCTATATTTCCAATTGCAGAACTTGTGATTCGATACCAAGTTGTAGTTGAAAGACGATAAATAAACTGAACAGCACTATTTGCTGGCAATAAAGTAACTTGTGTCCCACCAATTGTTTGACCTGTATTTCCACTTAGCGTTAATGCAGTAATTTGTTCAGTTGAACTGAATGTAATGGTCATTCCATCCGCAGGGGATGCTGGCATTGTGATTGTGCCTGTTGCCAATGTTCCAGCAGGTTGCATCACCAATACATTTGTGCCAGCGGCAAAGGTATAGGAAAACCCCGTTGTTGGGGCTTGGTAGTCGTACTGTTGAATTAGTCCGTTTGTGCCATCAAGTTTTGCTGTCATTTGCTTTGTCCAATTGTTCCTGATATTGTTATGGTCATGCTGTCACCTTGGGATATTTTGCTTTGACCGCCAAGCAATCAGCAATGTATTTATCAATCTGCGCTTGGTCACCTTTGACCACGCCATCAAGATAGTCAGTCATGGGCGGATATTCAGCAGCTCGCTTTGCTTTGTATGCGTTGGGATCAACCCAAGAATTGACAGCATCCATGTCGATTTCAACTTGATTGCCTTGGGCATCAAAAGCTTCTTCCCCCTCTGTTTTAACAACTTGCGGGTAAAGCGCGTAAACAGCATTGTGATTCATGTCGCCACCTCATAAATTGTGATTGAAGACACGGCAACACCACCATCTATGCGACCGCCTCCTCGACCATTCCTTGTTACTGTGCCAGCAGCCTCACTTCCAGCACGGACTCTAAATGTTGTTGAAGATGTTGTTCCAGAAGTCATGCTGTGGGTAAATGTAAGCGGCATGCTTATTCCAGAGCCAAGCGCACCATAAAACTGTGATGCAATTGCATTTGCTGTACTGTCTTGAAACAGCGCAACAGTCAAAGTATTTCCATTATTTTTATCTAATTGAATGCACACGTTAATGACCAACTTACTTGTTGTGGTTGTTGGCGTAATTGCCAAAGTCATAAACTCAGTACCCTCAGTAATTTGAGGGATCGTGTCGTCAATTGGAATTGTTCCTGTTCCTGTTGCAACTGCTCCAGTTTGGAAAGTTGCAACTTGCACCACAGATCCTGCGGGTAATCTGGCTGTGGGCACTGTTCCAGTGGTAAGCGCCGTTGCGTTAATACCTGTCGTGGTGGCAGAAGTGATGACTGTCCCAGTTTCTGCGGGTAGTGTTAACGTGTAATTGCTGTTTGTATTGGGTGCGGCAATGGTCAGCGTTCCAGTACCGCTTGCGTTTCCTGATATGGCTACTTGTGACATTTATTATCCTTAAACCACAGTCCAAACAGAACCAGTTGAAACAGTAACAGTGATTCCTGTTGCCACAGATACTGGTCCTGCACTCATGCCATTATTTCCAGCCGCAATTGTGTAACTAGCAGAAACTGTTTGTGAATTTATATTAATTCCATTGCTGCTGATTTGTACTGGCGCTGTCAACTCGCCCGTGCTTGGGTTGTATTGCAGCTTGGTGGAAGACACATATTCTGTGCTGACCGTGCCTGATGTGGCATTGGCGAACAATGGATAACGTGTGGCATTGGTGGTCGTGTCGTCCGAAATGGTGACCGCTGTGCCTGCTGTTGCCCATGTAAATGCCGATCCACTCCATGTTAATGCCGTGCTTGCTGTGGTTGGCGCGGTGATAAATGAAGTCGCCCCAGCGCCTGTTTGGTAGGGAATCTGGTTGGCTACACCGCCTGCAAGGTTAGTCGCTGTGGTGGCTGTTGTCGCTGAAGTCGCAGATGTGGCTGTTGCCGCATTCCCACCAATTGACAAACCAGACGCTGTGCCTGTCAAGCCTGTACCCGCACCGCTGAACGATGTGGATGTAAAAACGCCTGTGGAGGGGTTGTATTGGAGTTTTGTCGAACTGACGTACTCAGTGGTCAGGTTGCCCGTGGTTTGGTTGGCAAACAACGGATAACGGGTGGCTGCGGTGGTTGTGTCATCAGTGACCGTGGCGTAGCTGGTGGGCGTTGACCATGTGGGCGCTGATGTGCCATTGGAAGTCAAAACCTGACCAGTTGTGCCTGATGCCAAAAACGCAGTAGCACCAGCCCCAGACTGATAAGGAATGTACCCAGCACCACCGCCTGCCAGATTGGTCGCAGTCGTTGCGGTAGTCGCTGACCCAACCGACAAAGTGGATTGCGCCACATATTGCGGGGCAGATGCGCCAGCGGTCAACACATAATTGGTCGTGCCAAGCGCCAGCGTGGTGGTGGTTGCCGCTGCTGATTGGTACACCAGCGAACCAGCCGCACCGCCTGCCACGTTTGTTGCTGTGGTAGCCGTAGCCACCGCACCAGAAACAATCGACCCCAAAATTGAAGTTAACCATGTGGGATTTGAGTAAGAACCTGTGGAATAAAGCCCGTTTGTAACCGTGGCTGAATTGCCTGTGATGCTGATGCCCCATGTACCAGAAGCATTTGTGCCTGTAATAGATGGTGCGCCGACAGTGTTGTAGCTGATGGTGACCGCAGTGCCGCCATTGTAAGTTTGGGGTGAAGTCCCGCCAGACCCGCCAGAATTGATTGTTAGACTGTTTGTAACGCTTCCTGCACTGGTGGCAGTGGCTGCATTGCCGCCAATGGATAAACCGCTTGCAGTGCCTGTTAAATTCGTTCCTGCGCCGCTGAAATAGCTGTTTGCGGTGACCACTGTTCCAGTGACCGCAGCCGCCGTAGTTGCACCAACAGTTGTCCCGTTGATCGTGCCGCCTGTAATTGCTACCGCATTGGCGTTTTGGGTGGACATTGTGCCAAGCCCAGAAACTTGCGTGTTAGCAATTGCAATTGCTGTGTTGGTAACTGATGTGACCTGACCAGATGCGTTGGTCACAAAAACAGGCACAGCAGACGCTGAACCATATGTCCCAGCAGTACCCACAGGGGTGATGCTGAATTGATATGAAGATAGGGTTAGCCCTGTGCCAGCGGTGTAAACCGCAGTATTGGAAAAACGCACAAAGGTGATGGGGGTCACGCCCAAAGTGCCGCCGGGCAAATTGGTATTCACCCACGCTGACCCTGCCAATGTCACGCCATCCAAAACAAACAGGTAAGCAGACAACAATTCGTCATAGGTGTTGGCATCAGCGGATCGAGTCCATGCACCAGACGCAGCCAAATAAATGCCATTGTTTGCGCCCGTGGTTTGGTCTTTCACCAAAATGCGGTTTCCCGCAGTCAAAGTCACATTCCAATCGCCTCCCGCTTGCACACCCAAGCCAGACAATGTGATATTGCCTGTGGTGGTGTAGTTTGCTGGCGCTTTAAACGACAAACCTTGGGCAATTGCGTCCACATAGGCTTGATTCACAATTGAGTCAGGCGAACTAGGTGCGCTAGAAATTGTTCCTGTGGTTGTAGCAATATTGGTGAAAACCCCAGTAGACGGGGTAATAGCGCCAATTGTGGTGCTGTTTATCGTGCTGTTGGTGATGTTCAGACCCGATTGATTGGGATCAATAATCGGATAAAACGGCGTACCCGCTGGCCCAATCAGCGAAATCAATGCAAATGTCGGTTCAGGCTGAAATATGCCCTGAACTGGGACAATGTTTATGGTTTGGGTTTTGGCGGCTTCATTTGCCATTTCAAAACCTTAACCCGCTTGTGCAGCAGTGATGTACAGCGTATTTGTGCTTGAACTGATTGCTTTGATGTAAAAAGGCGCTTTAGGGGCGGCAATAATCAAAGGATAATTCATTGCGGCAGGCAACACAAAAGAACCGCTATTACCAGTGGATGCCACTGTGGGGGTTGTTACTGTGCTGGAATTAGACAATTCAACCGCTGCCACACCAGTACCAGTGTTTAACAATGCAACATAAGTGGCTTGATCATTGGTAGTGGCTTCGATTTGCAACGCAGAACTGGCTGAAGTTGTCAAATTAAGGGCATAAGTGCGACCTGATAGGCGCATAACTTGGACATTGACCATTTTCAGTTCCTCAAAAGTTTGTTGAATTATAGGCGTACAAATAGAAAAAGCCACCCCTTTTGAGGATGGCTTCTCCTAACTCATTCCCGATTAAAACTCGGAGAAATCGTAACCGTAAACAAAAATGTCCACAGTGCCAGCGGTAACTGCTGTGCCAACTTTGACGTACAGGGTTTGTGCTGTCAGTCGAGTTGCCTTAGTGCCAGCAACCACGGTTGCGTTGGTGACATAAGTTGAAGAAGTGTTGCTGGTCAAAGATGCGTTTGTGACGATCTCAGTGCCTGTTCCTGCTGGTGCTGTCCAGATAGCCAATGCGCCGCCGCTAACGTCTACGTTG